ATCGTTTTGAAAATGCAAAAAAAATAATTTAATCGTTATACAATTATCAAAAGACAAGCAAGTATATTCAAAATGTTTAAAAAATAAAATACAATAATTAAATAAACAACAATGAGAAACACAGAAATTTTAAACAAAATTAATACTTTACTAAACATCAGAGTAAAGTTAGAGCAAATGACATTAGACAATGGTACAGTTGTAGAAGCTGAATCTTTTACTGCTGGTAAACCAATTTTCTCTATTGATGGAGACAACAAAAACCCATTAGAAGTTGGAACTTATACTATGGAAGATGGAATGGTTTTAGAAGTTTACGAAATTGGTAAAATTGGAGAGATTGCTATGGCAAGTGATGAAGCAGAAGAAGTAGAAGCTGGTTATGAAAACAAAGAAGAAAAAGAAGTTGAAATGGCAGAAGTTCCAGCTACACTAGAAGAAATTTTACAAGCAGTAGTTGATGCTATCCAACCAAAATTAGATGAATTACAAGCTAAAATTGATGCAGTAAGTGGTGGTCAAGTAGAAATGCAAGAAACTCTTTCAAGTCAAAAAGCTAGAAAACCATTAACTCACAAGCCAACTGAAAAAGTAGAAGTAAAAACTACATCACACGACCCACAAGCATTGATTTTCGCAAAATTAGCTAATATAAAAAGATAAGGAATGGCACTAACTTTAAATGGCACACAGAACGGACTACCTATTGATAGGTTACCAAGTGGATATACTCCACCAGTTGTAGCATCAGTTTCTGACTATAACTATTTGAATGCAAAAGTAATTACATTAGCATTTTCTAGTACTGCTACATCAACTGCATCTGCTACAATGACTGCTATTGTTACTGCTACTAATACAGCAGTAAGTACATTATTAAGTGCAGATTTTACGGTAGCATCAAAAACGGTAACTGCTTATGCAGTAATAACAAATTTAACAACAAATTTAGCTTTAGCAAGTCCAACTGATACAACCTATTTATTAAGTGGAACTACTCCTAGCTATCTAGTATCAGTAACAATTTACGCAAGAGTCGTATAACAATTAATCAAAAAAAATAAATAAATAAAAATGGCAACAACAATTTCAATTTCAAATCAAGTATTAAGAGAGAGAGCAAAAGTAATCACTCCAACTGTATCGACTACATTATCAGAATCAGATTCATTTCAAGAAGTAAATGTAGGAACAGATGCACTAGTATTAACACTACCAAAAATTACTACATCGAATTTAGGTTTAACTTTTACCTTTAGAAATATTGGAGCAGATGGTAACAACATTATTACTTTGTCTCCAAATGCAACTGATGGTATCAATGGTGGATTTCCATTTGTTACTGGTTCAACTGCATCTATGAACAGAGCAAGTGGAACGGTAAACAAAGACTGGATAAATACAAAAGCTACTACTAAAAGAGGTGACTTTGTAACTATTAAAGCAGTAGCATTAACAGCTTGGTACATTCAAGGTGGTCAAGGCGTTTGGGTATCAGAATCATAATCAATTAACGAAAAAAAATAAAAATTAAAATGAGAAATTTAAGAAATACAAAATTAAGTACAGTAAATTCAATCGAGTCTAGCTATGCTGGAGAATTTGCTGGAGATTACATTGCTGCTGCAATTTTATCTGCTAACACTATTGCTAATGGTGGTGTAACTGTAAGACCTAACATTAAGTACAAGGAAACTCTAAAGACTGTAACTTCTAGCAATATAATCCAAGATGCGACTTGTGATTTTGATGATACTGGAATTGTTACTTTAGCTGATAAAGTTTTGACCGTTGCAGAGAAGCAAGTAAATTTACAACTTTGCAAGACTCCATTCCAGTCTGATTGGGATGCGATTTCTATGGGATACAGTGCATTTGATGTAATGCCAAGTTCATTCTCTGACTTCTTTATTGCTAAAATTTTAAAGGATGTAGCATTGAATACCGAAAACTTTTTATGGAATACTACAAATGGATTTCCTAAATTGTTAGTTGATGATGGTGCTATCAAAGAAACTTCTGCAACAGTTGATTCAACTACTGTATTAGCACAAATGAAAGCAGTTGTTGCAAAATTACCTCAAGCACTTTATGGGAAAGAAGATTTAAGACTATTTGTATCACAGAAAGTTGCGAAAGCATATATCTCTGCTCTTGGTGGATTTGGTGCATCTGGTTTAGGTTCTAATGGTTTTGCAAATCAAGGTACAACTTGGTACACAAATGGAACTGCATTGACTTTTGAGGGTATTCAAATCTTTGTAGCAAACGGATTGAATTTAGTAGATTCTGGAAATTCTATGGTATTGACTACTATTGAAAACTTATACTTTGGTACTGGTTTATTAGACGATTATAACTTGGTAAAAGTTATAGATATGGCTGATATTGACGGTTCAAAAAATGTGAGATTTATTATGAGATGGACTCAAGGACTTCAAGTAGGATTTGGAGCTGATTCAGTAGTATTCTCTTCATTGTAATTTAAGAGGGCAGAAATGCCCTTTTTAACTATTAATTTTTAAAAAATAACAATATGGCTTGTACTTTAACAACTGGTCGGAAATTAGCGTGTAAAGATGCGGTAGGTGGCATCAAAGCAATTTACCTTGCAGAGTATGGAACTTTGGGAACTGCAACAATAGGAGCAACTGGATATGTAACTGCATTTGCAAATACTGGATATACTTTATATCAATATGATGTAAAGAGTGCATCTGGTTTAGAGCAGACAATTAACTCTAGTGATGATAATGGAACTACTTTTTATGAACAAGTATTGACTTGTGTATTGACAAAGTTAGACCCTTTGACTCAAGTAGAATTACAAAAAGTAATTGCTAACAGACCTCACGTATTTATACAAGATAATAATGGGAATTATTTGGCGGTAGGAATGACAAGAGGTACTACAACTACTGGAACAATTTCAAGCGGAGTGGCGTTGGGAGATATGAATGGCTACAATCTAACCATATCTGCACAAGAGCCATTAATGGCACAATTTGTAACTGCTTCATTAGTAACTGGTAAAATTGCTGGAGGTGCAACACCAACACAAATTACACCAGTATAGATTTAGGTCTTTGCAAAGCAAAAAAAGAGTAGTATTAGTTTGCTACTCTTTTTTTTTGCAAAATTTTAAATTTTATCGTTATACTAGTATGACAATCATAAACACAAACAGTTCACAAACCTTGAAATGTATTCCTACTTACCAAGTAGCTGGAGTATTATCTATTGTAGTAGAAAATGAAACTACAAAACAGATTTATACAGTTGCAGTAAATTCTTATGGTTATAGCAATGATATATTTTCAATAAATGTAACCTTGAATTTTTTACAAAACAATACATTTTTTACCTATAAACTTTTGATGGCTGGAGATATAATTTATAAGGACCGAGTATTCTGCACAACACAAAGCATAGATACATATTCAATCAATAATGGAGAATATCTATTACCAACAATCGACAATAATAGTTACATCACAATATGACAAAGAAATTAGAATTAAAAGTAGAAGAGAATAAAAAAACATCAATAGGTTTCGTTCAATTATCTACTTATACATCGCCAAAAATTATTGAGGTTAAGAATAAAGATTGGATTGCTTATGGTGATGACAATGATTACTATGGTTATCTTCAAGACAGAATAAATGGTAGTCCGACTAACAACGCTATTGTTAATGGTATTAGTCAAATGATATTTGGCAAAGGTCTTGACAGTACAGATAAATTAGTAAAGCCAGATGATTATGCTCAAGCTATGCTTTTATTTGATGATGATACAGTTGAAAGACTTTGTTATGACTTAAAAGCTATGGGGCAATGTGCTATTCAAGTTGTTTATAGTAGTGATAGAAGTAGAATTGTAGAATGTAATCATTTTCCAATAGAAACTTTAAGAAGTGGCAAATGTAATGAAGAGGGAGAAGTAGAATTTTATTATTATTCAGACGATTGGACACAAGTTTCTGCTAGAAATAAACCTTTGCCTATTCCAGCTTTTGAAACAAGCGAAGAGCAAGAAGAGATATTATTTATCAAACCATACAAAACTGGTTTTTATTACTACTCGCCCGTAGATTATCAAGGTGGTTTACAATACGCTGAACTCGAAGAGGAAATAAGCAACTACCATTTAAATAATGTTATGAATGGTCTTGCTCCATCTATGCTTATTAACTTTAATAATGGCAGACCTACTGAAGATGAACAAAAACAAATTGAAAGAGACATACAAGCTAAATTTTCTGGAACTTCAAATGCTGGTAGGTTTATATTATCTTTTAATGACAATAACTCTTATGGTGCTACAATAGAGCCAGTACAGTTATCTGATGCACATAACCAATATCAATTTCTTTCAGATGAAAGTATGAAAAAGATTATGGTATCTCACAGAGTAATATCACCAATGCTACTAGGAATTAAAGACAATACTGGTTTTGGAAATAATGCTGAAGAATTACAGACTGCAACCATATTGATGGACAATACTGTAATTAGACCATCTCAAAATTTACTAATAAAGTATTTTAATAAAATTTTATCTTTTAATGATATTTCACTAAAATTATATTTTAAAACTCTTCAACCATTAGATGCAAATAATGAATTAACTGTTACTGAAAAATCAAATACAATTATTGATGGCATTAATTCACTTTCACCATTAGTTGCTAACAAGGTGCTAGAATCTATGACTGAAGATGAAATTCGTTCATTAGTTGGTTTAAAAGGAGTTATTAAAGCACAACCAGTAGAAGATATTACACAACCAGCAAACAGTGATATAGATTTATTGCAATTTAGTATTGATGAAGATTTAAGCGATTATGAATTAATTGAAAGTTCACCAGTAGACTATGACCAAGAAGCAAGTTTAGATGAGCAAATGAATAAATTAAATGCTACTTATTTAGCAAGTGCATCAACTGGAACTGCAAGAACCAAAAGTCCATCAGAACAAGACAGTCCTTTATACATTACTCGTTACAGATATGGAGGTAATGAAAATCCAGAAAGAGAATTTTGTAAAAAAATGATGAAAGCTAATAAGCTATACAGAAAAGAGGATATTGAAAATATGAGTCAGCAAGTTGTAAATCCCGGATTTGGTATGTCTCCAAACCCTAATGCACCGTATGATATATTCCTTTGGAAAGGTGGTGGCTTGTTAAGTGATGCTTTTCCAAACGGAACTTGCAAACATTTTTGGATTCGTGAAATGTATAGAAGAATAGGCAAAGGTAAGAATACACAAGCACAACCATCTACACCAGCTGATGTAAGAAGAGCTGGAGAGATAGCACCAACTAACGATAAAAGAGGTTATATTGCACCTCACGATATGAAATAATTATGGCAACTACTCTATTCATAACACCAAATGATTTAAAGCAAAATACTATCCTTAACGGGAACGTAGATACAGACCTATTTCTAAATTTTATAAAGATTGCACAACAAATGCATATCCAAAATTATCTAGGTACACAACTTTACAATGCTATCACAACTAAAATAACAAATAATACTTTAGCTGGAGATTATTTAGATTTGGTTACAGATTATATCCAACCAATGCTTATACATTATTCTTTAGTAGATTATTTACCTTTCGCAAATTACCAGATTCGTAATGGTGGAGTATTCAAACATCGTAGTGAAAATTCAGAAAGCACGACAAAAGAAGAGTTAGATTTGCTAGTTCAAAAACACCGAACTTTTGCAGATTTTTACACGCAAAGATTTGTTGATTATATGGGAATTTATGCTAGTAGTATGTTCCCAGAGTATTGGCAAAATATGAATGCTGATATGTTTCCCGATAGAAAACCGTCTCCAGTCAGTTGGGTGCTATAAATTTTATTTAAATGAATACAGAAGCTAAAATAAATAAAATCAAAA